ATTTAATCTTGATCAATTAGATAGAAAGCCTCTCATAAAAGCTCTCAGAAAGGGAGCTAATGTCATCGCCAAAGCTTCACGAAAGGCATTAAGCAAGAACACAGTATCTAAGCCTGGAGAAATACCAGGTAGAGATACAGGAGCGCTCCGCAAAGCTGTTAAAGTTGAGGTTGCAAGACGACCTCCGGGACTGTGGTCGGCAGTGCTATATAAAAAGCCTGTTGAAGACAAAATGTTCTACCCTGCGCCTTTGTTTTATGGAAGACGAAAAGGTGATCTCGTCAAGCGTGTCAATCCTTTTGAGATTGAGGCAGAACGTGCAGATGATGAAGTACAGAACATTATCAGTAAGGCGATTGATGAGGAAGCAATTTAATGAAAACTTTACCAATAATCAATCAGATAAAAGCACGATGCACCGTGTTCGGCGGTCGTGTCTACGGCCTTAAGGAGTGGATTGACCTCAATCAGAAGCCTGACCTCAATCCGCGCTCAATGCCGTGCTGCTGGGTCGTATGTACTCAGGAGAGTGCCAACGAACAGACCTCAGCTGTATCTTACTATCAGACAGTTACAGCGACCTTTGATGTCTTCGTTGCAGTCCCGAAAGTTGACGCACACGGACAGGTCGGTGCAGATGCCCTTGACGATGTTGCATCATCGGTACGCAAGGCACTTATGGGTTTTGCACCTGTATCAGATAATTTTAGTGCTATGTCATATCTTGGCTTTACATTCCTTAAACCTACAGGACCATGGGCGATGATTGACATGCAGTTCAGCTCAAGTTACGAACTGAATCAGACAGATTCTCACATTCAGACAGCCATCGATGAGATGCCTAGCTTTGAGAGAACTAATCTTGACGTTGACTTCATTCGCGAGGATGGAAAGCCTGACGGGAAGATTGAATATTCAACTAAATTTAACGTTAATTAACTTAAATGGGAGTACATAATGGCTGTTTCTTTCAACACCATTCCTGCCAACGTTCGAGTACCTCTGTTTTACGCAGAGGTTGACAACAGCATGGCAAACACCGCTACTACCTCCTACAAGTCACTGCTCATCGGTCAGAAGCTGTCAACCGGCACAGCTGCTGCAGATGTTCCAGTATTTGTATCATCAGTAGCAAAAGCAAAAACCTTATTCGGTCGCGGTTCAGAACTTGCTCTTGCCGTTGAGGCTTACAAAGCTGTAGACGCATCCGGTGAACTGTGGGTAATTCCAGCATCTGTAACCGGTGTCAATGCATCATGCACTGTAACCGTTGCAGGTCTTGCACTTGCTTCAGGTGCAGTAAGCCTCTATATTGGCGGTAAGCGCGTTCAGGTGTCTGTCGCTCAGGGTGCTTCAGCATTAACTGTAGCAACCGACCTTGCAGCAGCAATCAACGCTAATTCAGACCTTCCTGTATCAGCTGAAGTTGTAGCTCCAGAAGATGAAGAGGAAGAGCCAACCTCTGTAGACGTAACTGTTACAGCAAAAGGTGCCGGTGTATACGGCAACGACATCCTGCTTCAGAGCAACTATTTAGGCACTCTGAACGGCGAGGAGAACGTATCAGGCATAACCATAACCACTGGCACTATGACAGGTGGTACCGGCTCAATCGACTACACTGCTGCACTTGCAACTGTAAGCGCTGAAGCTTATCAGTTTATCGGCATAGCTGACGCTGATGCAACTGCTCTTGATGCCGTAAAAGTCGATATGAACGACACTTCAGGTCGCTGGTCATACGCTCGCATGCAGTTCGGTCACGTCTTTACTGCAAAACGTGGCAATAGACAGGCTCTGCTGACCTTCGGAAACTCTCGCAACGACCAGCACGCTTCTGTGTTCGGTGTTGAGCCAAAAAATCCTAACCCTGCATGGGTTATCGGTGCTTCAGCACTTGCTCGCGCTTCAGTGTTCTATCGCAATGACCCTGCAAGACCTCTGCAGACAGGTGTTCTTGTTGGTCTGACCGTTCCAAACGTTGCAGATCGCTTCAACTTCAACGATAGACAGGCTCTGCTGAGCAACGGCATCGCAACTCTGACTGTTGGCGGTTCAAATGTTATGATTGAGCGCGCAATCACTACCTATCAGCGTAACAGCTTCGGCGATGCAGACAATTCATACCTTGACAGTGCAACCTTGTACACCATCGCTTACATCATCGGTGCACTTAAGACTGCGATTACCTCTAAATATGCACGTCATAAGCTGGCTAATGATGGAACCCGTTACGGTCCTGGTCAGGCTATCGTGACCCCTAAAGTAATCAAGTCAGAACTGATAGCTCAGTACGGCAAGCTTGAGGCTCTTGGCCTTGTAGAGAATGCAGAACTGTTTGCCAAATATCTTGTTGTAGAGCGCAACGCAAATGATGTTAACCGCATTGATGTGCTCTTACCTCCAGATATTGTCAACCAGCTTCGCATCTTTGCTATGCAGGTTCAGTTCCGTCTACAGTTTGATGAGGAGTAAAAAATGGCTAATAGAATGGCTGGCGCCTGCTACGTAAAAGTAGACGGCGAGCAATTATACGTAGAAGGTTCAATCGAGTTTCCATTAACCGATGTAACCCGCGAGATGTTGACATCAACTTCCGGTGTTGTCGGCTACAAGGAGACTCCTTCAATACCTTATGTTGCTGTATCAGTATACATTGATGAGAGCTTTCCTTTTGCAACTCTCAAGAATGCGACTGATATGACTATCACAGCCGAGTGTGCTAATGGCATGGTATACACCCTGCAGGGAGCAGCTCTGGTAGGTGACATCGCATTGAATCCTATTGATGGCACTACATCATTAAGATTCGAAGGCGTCAAGGGCATCTTATCTTAAGATGAAGATAGGGGCGGTAATTCGCCCCTTATATTTTTAACTATCCGATATATTAAAGGAAATTAAGCTATGGGAATTTCATTTAATCTAACAAAACCAATCAAGAACGGCGACACTACAATCAATAAGCTTGAGCTCCGTGAACCTACAGTTGCAGACATCGAGAAGATTGGCGTGTTTGCCTACGGTGTAGATCCAAGCACCGGCTCTTTAAGTATTGATCCAAAGCAGGTGATGAGCTACCTTGTTCAGCTCTCTGCACTGCCTCCATCAACACTGAGACAGATGTCAATCAAAGACTTCGATAAGCTCAGATGGGAGCTTTTGGGTTTTTTCGGTCAATCAGAAGGCTAGACCTTCAGCAGTTCAAATTTATGGTGTCGGAGACAGCTTACTATTGGCGTACGACACCTCTTACGATTCAACAGCTGACGCTCAGCGAGTTTCTGCGCTGGCGCTCAGACATTTCAGACATCCTCAGACAGAAAGCTGAGGCTCAGCAACAGGCATCTAAGGTCAGGTAAACATGGCACTTTCAGCAAAGACAATTAAAACAATCCTTGCAATCAAGGACAATGTTTCTCCCGGCCTTAAGAACATCAATAAGAACTTCAAAGCACTCAATAAGGCTACAAATAATCTAAGCCGTAATTTAGGCAACGTTGCTAAGATGACAGTGCTTCCTCTTGTTGGCTCTTTTGCTGCCGTTGGAGCTTCCATTAAAAGCTGTGTAACCGACTTGCATGAGTACGGTACATCTCTTTTTAACACTTCAAAAGCTCTGGGCATTGCCTCAGATGATCTTGCCAAGTTCCGATATATCGCTCAGTTGAGTGGTTCGTCTGCAGAACAGATGGACGCAGGACTTAGAGTACTGAACAAAAACATTGCCAATTCAGCTGCAGGCAAGAATAAAGATTTCCTCAAGATGCTTGAGAAACTTAACATCAGCTTTAAGAACGCTGACGGAAGTATCAAGACTGCAGCACAGCTCATGCCTGAGCTTGCAGAGGCTATGAAGTCGCAGACCACACAGGCCCAGAAAGCCTACATCGCACAGACTGCCTTTGGTAAGTCAGGTGCCGACCTCATTCAGACCCTCGAGCGAGGAAAGGAAGGCTTTGCTGAACTCTCAAAAGACGCCGAGAAGTACGGCCTTGTAATCGGAGATGATGCAGTCGATGCCTCACTTGCACTTGACGATGCTCTCAATCATCAGAATGCAGCTCTCAAGGGTCTAAAGCTTACTATTGGCAGTCAGCTTATTCCGACAATAGCGCCACTCCTTGAACAAATGAATGATTGGATTGCACAGAATAGGGAATGGATTGCATCTGAGATCAATCAGGCAGTTAAAGACTTTGTTACAAGCGTTAAGTCAATTGACTTTAAAAAAGTAATAACTCAGACAGTCCAATTCGTTAAGAATTGTGCTCAACTGTTTAAACAGCTGGGCGGACTCAAGACAATCGCTATTGCTGTAGGCGCCATTTTCGGAGGCAAGCTCGTTCTTGCCATTGCCGGCGTTGTTAAGTCTATATGGACTGTAATTACAGCCGTTAAAGCTCTCACAATTGCGCTGATGACTAACCCGATTGTTGCAATTATCACAGCTATTGTGGCAGCGGTCGCAGGTCTTGCATACGCTGGCTATCTTATCTATAAAAACTGGGATTCAGTAAAAGCGTGGTTTGTTGATATGTGGGAGCAGTGGGGCGGAGTGATTAAAGTATTCAGTTTAATCTTTAGCCCTATAATCGGCGTAATTATAATTGCCGCTGAGCAGATTATTAAGAATTGGGAACCTATAAAAGAGTTCTTTATCTCTTTATGGCAGAGTATCTGCAATGCTTTTGAAGTGTACACGCAGATACTTAGTGATGCGTGGGATGGTATCTGCGCTCTTCCAAGCAAAGTCGCTGATTCGTGGGATGGTCTTAAGAACTACTTTAGAGACTTATGGGAATCTATTAAGGGATTCTTCTTTGCTCCGTTTGAGAAAGCCTCAAGGGCTGTGATAAAGAGTAAAGATTATCTAAAGAGCATCTTTTCGTTCGGTGGTGATGATGTCAAGGAGCTCTCACCAGCTGAAGCAGGTGCACTTGCTCAATCTGCATCTGACAGTACAGTAAGAGTAGACCTCAACATCAGCAAAGCTGACGGACTTGAAGTCGAAACCGAGCGTACACGACAGACAGGCGGTGCCCAGTTCAACCTTGATACAGGAGCAACACGATGAGATTATTACGAAAAGCTTCATTCAACAACGTAAGCTTCGAGGTGTCGGCTGGCTCTGTATCAGTAGGTCGTAGAATCGTGACGCACGAGTTTCCTCAGCGTGACACGCCATACTCTGAAGATCTCGGTAGAGCCTACAGACAGTTTACAGTCAGTGGTTTTGTAACCGGAGCTGACTACATCGAAAAAGCAAGACGTCTGCAGGAGGCCCTTGAGTCTGACAGCAAGGGGCGTCTAATTCACCCATGGCTGGGCACTCTTGATGTCATTGTTGCCGATAAAACGACAATAACATGGGACACTGCTTCACGTCTTGCATCCTTTGATATTACCTTTATTGAACTTGGTGAGCAGAAAGATCCAAGTCTGTCAAGGAGCTTCATCAGTAAGCTTAAGAGTATCGCTGATGATATCTCTGATGAGTGCTACAACTACTTTGTAGAAGCGATGGAGAGCATCGACTACTACGCTATTGTAGATGCAGTCATCAACGACAGCTGGTTTGACATCTCGAACAAGCTCAAGAACTCAGACCTTGTGCGCAACTTCGGACTTGAGGACTTGCTTGATTACACTGATACTGTTGCTGCAGAGACCCTTGGAGCAAACGCGGGTAATTTTGCAAAATTACTGCAGAATCTGCTCTCGTTAAGCGACAATACAACTGACACTCGCAACTTCAGACAGACAATCTTAAGCCTGTGCACTCTTGCCGAAAGCAAGCCATTTCAGAACCAAGGTCTGAATAGTACACAAGGTCAGGCAAACAACTGTATTAGACAGCTCTGCAGACAGACATTGATTGCTGATGTCATCGGATTATGCACGGCCGTTGGTGCATCTAACGACATATCTGCTGACGATGATGCCAAGGTCAAGTCTTATGATGAGATTGTTGAGGTTCAGAACCGCGTGCTTAAGCTTCTTGAATCTGAGATGATTGCGACAGAG